TCAACCGAAATCGTCGACCGCATCTGTCAGGTGCTCGATCACCAGCCGTCCAACTTCCTCGTTGTCTTCGTCCGACAGGCCGTAGATCGGCCTGGCCACAATCCCGCGTTTCGGGTCGCCGAACTGGTGCGTGGCGGCGTACTCCCGATCCGAGCCGATCAGCAGCGACTCGCCGTCAACCTGATACCTGGTCAGGCGTCGCAGATCGCGCGTCAGTTCCAGGATGTCGCCAGCGTCGGTGACCGCGCCCGACCGCTTCGTCGCCTTGCCCTCAGCCTTCCGCTCGGCGTACTCCACGCTGACCGGCGCCCAGGGCGTTCCGTCTGGCGCTTCGCGCCGATCGAATCGCTCGTCGACCGACAGCAACAGGTATTCGCCGATGTCGCCGAGCAGAGGCTCAGGGTGCTGGATCAGATGCTCGATCCGCGCGAACGCCTGGTCGAAGGTCAGCAGGCCACGGAGGTCAATATCTACGATTGCGCCGGCCATGCCGCACCTCCGTGGTACGCTTTTGTGGTGACGCCCGACGGTAAGTCTCCCAGCCGGCGCGGTCTGCCCAGGCAGAAACAGCGGCGTAAGTGAGGAGGTTGGAGCCCTCGCACGGTCGTCACCTCGAATCCTTGAGCAAGGCATAGCCCTTGTTCTTCGCGCGCCGCTTCTCGCGCCCCAGGTCGGCCGGCGAGCTGCGCCGAAACGACTTCAGATAGAGCCCCTTTCCGGTGGCCGTCTGCTGCAGCACCGCCTGCAGGTAGCGCCTTCCTTCACGTACCCAGACCGTGATCGCGTCGCTCTCGCGAATGACCACGCTGGCCTCATCGATGACGGCCTGCACCTGCAGATAGTCGGCGGCGGCCAGTTCCTGGCCTTCGCGCGCCACCGCCTGCTTGATCGCGTCGTAATCCGAGACGTAGACCGTATGCGTCTCGACGCCCAGCATCGCGCGGTTCGTCGGTGACAGCGTGGCCACGGCGAACTGCTCGTCCTGGCCCAGCAGCTTGCGTAAGGCCGGCAGCAGTTCGCCTTTCGGCAGCTTCTCCAGGTCGGGTGATCGCCGCGCCTCAGCCACGCGGCCTTCGATGCTCTGATGCCAGCGCTCAAAGACACCGCTGCGAAGGTTCTGTGCGACCACACCGCGAGCGATCGGCTCAGGGTACTTGTCCAGGTTCGGATGAAAGCGCCGGCCTGGCGCGTACTGGAAGCCCGGATCGATGCCTTTCGGCACGCGCACAGTCTGCGGATTGCCGCTTCGCTTGCCGATCACGCGGTCTTCGAACTCGATCGGCGGGCCGGGCGTTACCGTCAGCCCGCGCCGCTCGACATCGCGAGCACTGACCATGAACTTTTTGCACTTGCAGCCCCAGCCATTCGCCGGGCTGTGCGAAGCCCACCACGGATCATCGAGCGGCACCACCATGCCGTCCCAGGCAACGTGTTCGATACGCTCGTTCGAGCTGGCGTAGTGCTTGTACATGCCGAACGGCCGGCGTTTCCGCAACGCCGGATCGGCCATCTGCGCTTCGCGGCCGGCGTTGTAGCTCTGGTTGAGATTGGTCTCGTAGATGACCTGGGCTCGCCAGTTCGCGCCACCGTTGTAGGCCCAGCCGTGCTTTGCGGCAATGCTCCTGAAATCGGCTTTGAAAGCCTCGAAACCGATGCCATCCGCGACGACGCGATCGACCGAGGTACGCAGATCGGTCAGCAAGTCGGCTTTCATCGCGCCGGCCACGACGAACGCCTGGTCGTGCTGCGCGCCCTGGATGTCGGTGTAGCGTTCAGTCGGCAGATTCAGCTTCTGCCGGAAGAACGCGATCTGATCCTTGAACGGCAGGCTGCCATAAGTACTCATGGGCTGGCCGCCACGTCAGACGCCCAGCAGCAGCTCGTAGCGGCCGGCGAGATTCGCGGCCGTCAGGCCCTGCGTCAGCAGCTCGGCGAGCGCCTTGTCGTCGAGATCGTCGTAGGCGTCGAGCAGCTTCTCGCGGAACTCCTCGAACGAGTTCGAGGCTTCCAGCATCTGCTGAATAGGCGCGATCAAAGCCTCGACCACCGTGTCTGCGTCGCCGGTCAGCCGCCCGGTCTGCAGGTCCGCCGTAGACGGTTCTGGCTTCGTCTCGGCGTTCTTGGCCTTGAGCGAAGGCTTCACCGGCTGGCCGTTCTTGTCGAGCGGTTCGGGCTCGGGCTTGGCTGCCGAGGGCGCCGACAGCAGTTCGGCGTCCTTCGCCGGCTCCGGCAGGCCGAACTTGTCGCGGATCACGCTCTGTTCCACGCGCAGGCCGAGCGGCACCAGCTTGTCGAGCGCGTCGACCAAGCCCTTCAAGTCTTCCGCTTCCGGCACGTTGATGCAGATCTTCGGATACTTCTTCTGCGGCCCGAAATTCAGGTCGATAACCGGCCGGGTCAGCGCCTGGTTCAGCGTCGCCGCGAGCTGCTTGGCGTCCTTTTTCTGGATGTCCTCACGGACTTCGTTGTGCACCTTGGCTTGTGCCAGGCCGCTGCCGCCACCGCTATCGGTGGTCATCGTCTGGCCGAGCACGCATTTACTGATCTGCTTGTCGATGTACAGGCACAGGCGCTCGAAAACATCGGCGCCGCCGCCGGCCTTTCCTACTTCCTGGAACTCGATCTTCATCGACTCCGGCAGCACGGCTGCAGCGTCGGTGCCGAGGTTGGCCACGGCCATTTTCAGCACGCGAATATCGTCATCGTTGGCGCTGGCGTTATAGCGGCCCACGCGCAGCGGCATGCCGAACACTTCGGCGAACGCCACCCAGTCTTTCATCGCGTAGGCCTTGCAGATCCACGCGAAGGCGACCATGCGGGCCAAGCCGCCACGAATCGGCAGGCCAGTCTTGATGCGCGGCGTATGCACCAGAAACTTGAACGGAGCCAGCGCCAGGCCATCCGTCACGTTCTCGGTGTCCCGCAGCCGCAGCTCGCGGTGGCTTATGCGATCGAACATGAACCAGCGCGGGTCACGGTGCTCGAAGGCATGCGGCATCCACTGCCGCTCGCTGGTATCCCAGATGATCTCGTTCACGCTGTAAGCCTTGCCCAGCGCGTCGAGCTGTTCCTCCAGCATTGTCTCGAATGCCGGCATTGCGACGATCTGCTCGATGAACTCCGCGTGCTCCACGGCCGCGGCCGATTCGTCGACGGCTTCCACCGTCACCTGAAGGCCGGTCACTGCCTGCTTCCGGTTCGCGAGCACGGCCGCGTAGTGCAGATCCCGCTCTTCCATTTCCTCGGCCAGCGTCAGGTAGGCGTCGGCATCGCCCTCCACGGCCTGGCGCAGCACGCCGGCCAGCAAGGCCGGCGTAAGGCCCAGGGCGATGCTGGACTGCCAGACCTGGCGAACGCCGGACATCGTCGGCGTCGCGATCTCGCGCTTCAGATCGGCGAAAACAATCGGGCGGCCGTACTGGTCAACGATGGCCATGTTCTAAATCACTCCTGAGCGCGAGCGGAATCCGCCGGTAATGCGGACACCGCGAAAATCGTCGTCGTCGCTCGCGCCATGAACGCCACCGTTTCGGGTGACCTTCACTGCGTCGTAGCGATACGGCTGGTAAATCTCCTGGCGCGACGCAGCGTGGCTCAGGAGCATGGCGATGCCGGCGTCACCGTGGCGCTTCTGGCCGCGTTTGTCGGTGACGCGAAGGTCCGGCACGCGGGGTACGCCCTTGACCAAGCGGAAGGCGGACAGGTCGTTCAGCACTTCGTCATCGGCTGGCAAGCTGATGCTGTCGTCTTCGAAGCCAGCTTTGAACGGCCCGGTGTTCTCGCGGTACCAGGTCTCGCTGAACTTCACTTCGGTGATCCGCATTTCGCCGTAGCGCTGCTTCGCCACCTCGGCCAGATAAGCTCCATTGCCTCCGGCATCGAGCATGCCGTGGCTGAAGCGCGGCAGGCGGTCGACGGTGTAGAACAGGATCTGCTCCTGAGCCTTGAATGGTGTGTTTCCGAGTTCAACCAGGAACGGAAAATCACGCCGCAAGGTGCCGCCGATTTGCAAAGGCGCGATCACCGTCAGATCGCTGACACGCGCGAAATCGAGGCCAAAGCAGCTGGGCCGATTCGGATCGAGCGCGGCCAGCAGCGGGCGAAGCTCGGCATCGCAGAAATCCCGAACCTCGGCCTTCATCGTGTGTTCTGGCCACAGTTCCATGCCGTCCGGCGCGCGCCAGCGAACCACCTGGCGGTCCTTCACCATGCGGGCTTCGATCAGCACGCGAGGCAGCCATACGCCGCCGCCCTTGCTGGGTATGCAGAACAGCTCCTCGTCGGCGGCATCGCGGTAGAACTTCACCAGCTCGTCGCGCCAGGCAGCTTCTGCCGCTGGACTCCAAGGCTTGTTGAGCTTCAGGCAAATACGCTTGAACAGGCCTTCGCCCAGCGCGTCGTCCAGCGTGATCCGGTGCAGCGAGTAGTCGACGCGGCCGGCGCGGATGTCCTTGATCAGTGCGTTGAACTCGTTCTCTTCGCCATCGTGCGTCGAGATGATGCGCACCTTGCCGCCCCACATCAGCAGCGCGATGGCGGCCTTCAGTAGCTCCTTCAGCAGCTGGTGGAAGGCGGCTTCGTCCAGGATCACGCGGCCCTGCTTACCGCGAAGATTCGACGGCCGGCTGCTCAGCGCAGTGATGCGCTTGCCGCTGGCGAAGCGGATCTGAAAGCTGAGGATGTCCTTGTCCTCGTCGTCGATCAGCACCTCTTCGGCTTCGCCGCAAGCCACATTGAAGTGCCTAGCCCAGAAGGCGCAGTCCCGGATGAACTCCTGGGCCATATCCTTGTTGTAGCCCACGTACCAGCAGTCCATGCCGTTTTCATAGCCGGCGTCGAGCACGCTGGCGCAAGCTTCAGCCCATGAAAGACCGACGCGGCGGCTTTTTTCGCAGACAGCTACCGGCGATTCATCGGCCACCCAGCGTTGCTGGTATGGCAGCAGCACATCGGGCGCGATCACGCTGCGATTCCGAGAATGCCGCGCTTGATCTCCTCGCGCGTGGCGGCTTTCATGCCGCCCTTAGCCGCGATCTTTTCGACCACCTTGGCAGCCTCTTCCAGCGCCGCTTTACGCGCCTTCAACTCGCGTTCAAAGCTGGTTTTCGTAGCGGATTCCAGTCGCTGCATCGCAAGCGCCAAGGCGCCGATCGCACCGGGTTCCATCAGCGCCTTGGGCTGTCCGGTTTCTGGATCGACCTCGGTCAGATCCAGCGTCACGTCGAAGGCGAGCGTGCGCAGCATCTCCATCACTACACGGCCGATATCGCCCTGCGGCTCCTTGCCGATCTTCGCCGCCCACACCGCCGCGATCTCGCGGCTTTCACGCATGCGCTTGCCGATCTGATCGAACTTCTGGTGATAGCGGCCGATCGCGCTTTGGCTGACCGGCGCGCCGAGGCCGCGCAGATGCTCGGTGATCTCGGCGATGGTGTGCCGGTCATCGCGCAGCAGGCGATCCAGCTCCTCGCGAAGGGCTGGATCGAGCGTGGCGATTGAGGACTTGCGGCTCACGCTTAAGCGCCCGGCCCCGGCCGCTTCACACCCGGCACCGTGGCATGGCCTTGCGCTGCATCCAGGCCGCGCGCCGTTAGCTTGGCGACGATGATGGTCGCCAGCGGCGCGGCCGTGATCAGACCTTGCTCTGCCAACCAGGCCAGCTCGGTGTGCACGCTGTCGCGGCTCATCGTGTGGCCGAACGATGCCAAGGCGCTCTGCAGCACGCTGCTGTTCGCCTCGTAGCCTTCAACTTCGGCCAGCAGGCGCAGCATGACCAGGCGGCGGTCTTCGGTAAGGCTTTCGCGGAAAGACTTGCTCACGTCAGGAGTTCCGGTTCAACAGGTGTTCTTGGATTAATGCGAGCTGGCGCGTCATCGCTCCCAGCTCGCCCCGTACGTTTCCCGATAGGCCAGCAACCTCTCTGGAGATGGCGCTCATGCCTTCGCGGATAGAGGTCAGGTCTTCGGCTTTCGGCGCGTGGTGCTGGGCCTGCTCGACGACCGTAAGGCGCTGCTCAGTAACTTGTTGTCGCGCTTCGATCGCGTCGATCGTTTCGTTCGTCACGTTGCTGCGGCGGTGCAGCCACACGTACACAACGGCACCGGCACTGCAGAGACCGCTGAGGATCGACCAAACCTCGCCAGGACTCAGATCACCCAAGCTCATGGCACCGCTTCCCGGTGCCAACGGATCAACGCCTGCAGCTGCTCGCGCGTCTCGAAACAGGCCTGGGCGTTCACCGCGTGGTTGTCCAGCAGTTGGGCGAGCGGAATGTCGGTGTCCTGGTCATCGGCCGCCGTCCGGTTCGGGATCAGCGGTGCCAGATCGGCCGGTGGCGTCAACAGCACCTCCGGCGCTGGCGGGCACATCCGTTCCACCTGCAAGGGCGCCGTTCCACAGGCGGACAAAACCGCCAGTGAACACACAACGAGGCAGCGGCTGTAGAGGCGCAGATGGCGCCTCTCGATACGCGACAACAACATGGGGAATCCTCCGAACAATCTCTTGGTACCGGACGCTGGTCGCGGCCCGGCGCAGCACGTAATCGCCCGCGAGCTGGGCATTGCGTTCGTGGCGATCAACCAGCCAGGTCAGGTCGGCGGCTCTGGCCACGGCCACCTGAGTGGCGTGCGCGCGTTCGCTGGAGTTGAAGCCTGCTCGCCAGGTCAGCCAGAACGGCAAAAGCGCGGCCAGGACAATCGCCAGCAGCCGCAGAAGGTGCGCAACCACAGGGGTCGTGATCACCGGAGTTCATCCGGTTTGCGAGCACCTGTCGGTCGCTTTTTAAACGTGTGCAACCCGTAGTTCGCCACGGCCAGAGAGAAGGCCAGGAAGGCGAAAGAGCGTGGGCTCAATGCGGGGCCGAGCAGGTGCAGGTTGTCCACCGCAACGGCCACAAGGCCCACGGCGAGATTGACCAGCACGGTTAGCCGGCGGGGCCTGCGCGGAAGGCGCTTGAGCCTCATCAGGGGGCCTCCAGAACGTTCGTCGTTTCTGGGCGCATGCCTCGGGCAAGCCAAGCCGCCACGTCGAAGCCTGGGCAGCGCTTCAGCCATTCATCGGAGGTGATGCGGCCGTCGCCGTTCTTGTCCGGGGACAGGTCGCGATGGCCGACTACGGCGATGCCGGTGAAGGCGTCGGTCAGGAAGTCGACCTGATTCCGCAGCGCCAGCCACTGCGCGGACGTGAACGAATCGGTGCCGGCCATGCACAAGCCGATGCTGCCGATGTTGCTGCCAACAACATGCGCGCCCACCTCGTCGATGCTGCGGCCGGTGCTGATAGCGCCGTCGACGCCGATCACGAAGTGATAGCCGATGTGCTTCAGCGTCGGGTTCCAGTGCAGCACGGCAGTAGGCGCGCGGTGAAAGCCGCGCGCCTTGTGCCAGGCGTCAATATCGACGGCGGAAACGGGGCGACCGTTCAGCGACGCCGAACAGTGAATGACCAGCCGGGTGATGGCGCGGGGGTTCGTCATGGCGCGCATCGTTGCGCGCGCGTGACTACCAATCAGCCGAGGAAATTTTTCGGCAGTGCGCTTGAGCGCTCAATTAACCTGCGTTGGGAATGGGGCTCGCTTTGTCAATTACGCGGAGCCGTCCGAGCCCGATAAACCCAAAGATTGCGTCGGGGGCGGAAATAGGTTGAAACGCGGAAAATCTAGGCGCTGACCATCACCCGGTAAAACCTCTGGCCTGCGACCGTTAGTCGCAGGCTAGCCATCACAAAAACACCTACGCCTGCTGAGAGGAACAGCAAAAGCGAATTATCGGAAGAGAACACTGGGACGAGCGAGAGAATCAGTGAAATGCCAAAGAAAGCCGAGGTAACGAACATATCTTTGATGAGGACTTCGCTGTGGCCAGTCTTCCTTAGGTTTTCCATCAATACAGCGTTTCCGACAGCCATGAAAATCGACAATGCAGTGATGACAAACCCCAGCAGCGTCCCCGCTAGCGAGACGAAAGTACTCGCAGCCGCACGAATTTCCTCGACACCCCAGCAGTAGGTCGTTCTATGGACGGCCCATCCGCCTGCGATGCCAAAGAACAGTTCAATTAGTAGCCTAAAGGTCAATTCCTAGTACCGCTCTGACTTCGTTTAAGTTTCTTTCCCAAGCTCGCGCTAACTCGTTCCACATGCCGAGCGAATTGGGATACCTGCCAATCGCCTCTACCTGCAAGGTGTCTGCTATCTGATCTTCCAGGAGATCTACAGTTCCAACTTCTCCCTCTCCGTCCCGGTCCTGAACCTTAACTCGCGCTCGCTTAACTTCAGCAAAATTGCCAAGTTCCGCGAGCGACCTGACTACTGAGCCTGACAGAAAGCGAGACGCGGTGGTCGAATGTCCGTCACCAGAGATCTGCATCTTGATCCGGTACCCACCTGTTTCTCGAAGAACTTCAAATAGATGACGGTTCCAGGAATGACTGAGTTGCCGCGGATTCTCCAACGCCGAAACGGCAGGGCGAGCGATGGTTATGTCGTATTCCTTCACTCGAGCCGTGCCTGCCAACAGCCGGGCGGCGGCATCGCGCTGAAGGATCGGATGAAATTCAATCACCGAGCTGGCGGCTACCGACAAGTAGGCCGCGAGTTTCGGGGTGTACCCGACATTGGGATTCTGCTGAAACAGTAGGCATTCGTACCGCTTTGCAAAGAAGAAATGGCTTTTCTCAAGCAATCCCTCGTCATCGGCCAACGGCAACTCCCGTTCGCCTCCGCCGGACCTTCCCGCATGGGGCAGGTCATGCTGACGGAGACGGGCAAAAACACCTGTGAAGTAACGCGGCTCAGACGTGAGATGACGAATCTCGAAATTCGCCCCGCCCAGGTTAATTGTTGGAGCACCCGCCCTAATCAAATGTCGAAGAACGCTTGAAACGGTTGGGCCCTCATTGCTGCCCCCGCTTTGCGCTTGAAAGAAGCGAACGTTGTAGTTTTTCAATGACCCCACTCCCTAGCCAAATTCATAGCGAACTCAGTGATTCGCCGTTGGTCCAGTAGACGCGGCCTTCGTCGCCCGCCTTAACCTTGACCCGGCCGTCCAGCGCTTGACCACGCTCAGCGACAACGTGATCGCCGGCCTGAAGAATCGTGCAATGCCCTGCGTGCAGGGCCTCAGTGGCGAGGTTGTTCGCGCTGCCGGTATCCCCAGCCGCCTTGCGGGTCGTGATCTCGTCTAGCATCGATCTGTCCTGACAAGCCAGCGTCACCCGCTCGACCCGCTGCGGCGATACGCCGTCCGCCTTCGGGCTTGAGTCGCATCCAACCAGCGCAGCAGCCAGACCAACAGCAATCAGTAGTTTCATGTCTTCGCCTCTTTGATCTGCTGCTCGATCCCCGTGATCAGCAGCGCAACGTTTTCCTGGCTGACGCCGTGCGCGAAGACCACCGCCTTCAGCGATTCGCGCAGCAGCTTTGTGGGTGTGAACCCCACCTCCGCCAAGACCTCGTCCACCAGCTTCGCTGAGCGTCGGTAGCGCACGCCGAAAGCCTCGACGCGTGGATCGTGAGTCAGATCAGCGCCGGCTACTGCGAACTGCGCCGCAGTTTTCCCGCCGCCACCCGTTGCTGGAGGCTTTTGCGGCTCGCCGTGACCTGGATCACGCGAAGCCAACAGATCCTCCCCGAAACGGTCCTTGATCTGTCCTAAAAACGCCTCTGAAGGCGCTGATCGCCCTCGTTCGATGTCCTGAATCTTGCTCGGCTTGACGCCGAACATGGCTGCGAACGAGTCCCTAGAAATCCTTTTCCTAGTTCGTAGGGCGAGGACTCGCGATCCTATATCTGGCGGCATTTCGCGCATGTCCTAAATATCCCTTGACGTGTCCTAATTACTGTCCTAAATTGCTCGCATGCAAAGAGCAAATCGCAAGCAAGTATTAGGCAACTCACCACGGCCCACAACGCGCCGGGCTCGGCAGCTGGCCGCCGAGGGTGTTGTTGACCGCACGGACATCGCCCCCGGCCTGGAGCTGTACCGCGCCGTGCGGGCCGCCGTGGTGATGCGCGGGCAGAGCTTCGTGCAGTTCTGCAATGACCAGGCGGTTGACCGGAGCTGGGCGCAACAGGCGCTCACCGGCGACCGCGACGGCAAGAAAGCCAAGGCGCTGCGCGAGCAGCTGGTGCAGGCCGCCGGCCTGCATGCGGATTCCAACGCGTGACCCCAGGGACCATGAAAAAGACTTCAACAACTGCAGTAGTGGCGATCAGCAAGGCAGACGCTCTGCCTGTTCCGGCAGCCCTCGGTGACTATCTGCGCGGCGCGCTCGGCAAGCTGGATGCCGAGCTGATGGGTGCCACGGCCGATCAAGCCTGGCAGGCCGCTCAGCGCGGGCTGGAAATGGAAACCGCCGGAAAGATTCTGGCCGGCCGGGCCTTCATCCACCTGCGCGAGTCCCTGGACAAGCAGCAGTTCGCCGCCGGGCTCGCCGAGCGCGGCCTGCCCAGGCGCTCCGCGTACTACGCGATCGAGGTTTACAACCTCTTCGCCGCCATGCCGGACGGTGCAAGTGTGCAAGCGCTTGCACAACTCGGCGTCACCAAGGCGATGGCCTTTGCCTCCTGGGCGCATGACGACGTTGCCGCCCTGGCGCACGGCGAGGAAGTGCACGGCCTGACGCTCGAATCCGTCACCGACGCCACCACCCGCGAACTCGAAGCCCTCGCCAAACAGGCACTGCGACAGGGCGACGAGGTCGAGAAGCTGAAGACCGAAACGGCCACGCTTAAAACGCAGCTCGAGACCGCCCGCATGGAGCGGGACCGCGCGCTCAAGCAGGCCAAGTACCTGCTCGCCGAAGAGGACATGCCGCACTTCGCGCTGTCGGCTCGGCAAGAGGCGATGGCACATACCGAAGGCATGACCCTGGCGCTCGACATGCTGGCGGACGTCAGCGCCCAGGCGGTGTTCACACAGATCACGCATCCCGAGGCCAACCGATTTCAGCCCATCGTCGCCGCGACGATCTACTACGCGCTCGGCGGCGTGCTGGCCCGCGTCGTCGACCAGATGCATCTGCTCGGCGAGCGCTTCGACTCGGCAGACCAGGTGGCCCTGTCCAGCATGCCCTTCAACCCTGGTGAGCTGAAGCTGTTTCATGAGACCCGCGAGCGCATTGCCGGCCGCGCTGAAGCGGACGCACGCAAGCGCGAAACGAAGCGCGAGAACAATCGGCCGGGCAAGGTCGGCCGCAAGCGGAACGAGGGCTAAGCAATGGCCGCTCTGCTCAAGTTCCCAGGCCGTGACGCGCCCATCGCAGAGCGCGTCACGGATCCATTCCTGGCGATGCCGCTGGCCGCCCGCGAAGAGGCCCAGCGCTGCCTCAGCATCATTCGCCCGGCGCTGACCCGCGTCAGCCAG